TCCGGGCAATCTCTTTGTCCTGGACACCTAGGCCCAGCAGCAGCGCCAGCAGCACAACCTCGCGGCTGGAAAAATGCGTGCCGGAAAGAAACGTCCCGGAAAATACGTTGAAAAATTTTCCGCACGCGTCGCAGCGGATCCGGCGGCCGTCGCAAAAACTTCGCATCATCCGGCTGGGAATGGCCGCACCACACCCTAAGCAACGCGGCGCATCGCCGTGCAAAACGGACGCAATAAATAATTGGCAGCGCGTCTGCGACAAAAACTCCGCGCCGAATACTTCAGCGACAACGGCCGGCGTCAAAGGGCCGCTTTGTTTTTGCTCTGTCTGTTGTGTAATATTTTCAAGCTGTTCCATATTTCCAACCCTTATTTTTTACCAAACCTCTAAAACGCCGTGGTTCGAATTACCCGTAACGCCAAAGGCTCAGGAAGGACCCGTCGATTTTTTTAAAGTCAACATTAAATCATTTTGCGGTCTTGACGGCTTCATCCATTGCCTCGTTGAAGTTTCCAATTAGGTTTTGATCCAATGTTTTCTGCGCGACTTCATAGAACGGGAATCTTTTCTTATACTTCGGTTCTTTGGTGAACATCATAATCGGTTTGATCGATGTGCCCACCGAAAACTTTACCCGCTTATAAATCCCGGCTGGAAGGTGCTGCCGCCCGGACCAGGTGCCCGGTCCGTAAGAAACGAAATACTCAAAACCAAACCCTTGTTTTTTACTGCCTCTTGCAATAGATTTCTTTCGTTTATCCGTGATGTTGGCCCGATATCCCTGCTCACCAAACGCCTGAAAATATGACAGGATCTGAACGATTAAAGATGAAGGAATGTTCCCGTGTGCGTCAAGAGGACAGGCATTCCCCGGAACAACAAACAACCCTTTCGGTAGAACGCCGATCCTGCGAAGTGATGATTCAAATCGTTTCAGGTTTCTCTGTCCGCCTTCAACTTGTGGGAATAAGAAGTTGGCCGCCGGGTTTCCTTTGCCGGCGCTGGATTTATCCTTGAAATAAACCATCGCGGTTAATTCTTTTTTCTTTGCCGTTTTAATATATAAACTTCCGAGCGTGTATGGAGTCGGCCTGTCCAACGTGCGCGACATTTCCTTGACGGCTGCTTCTTTGATTTGCTGCGCCGTTTTCGTCAACGTCTTTGCCATTGCGAATGGTAGTTGTTTTTTCTCCAGGTCGGACATTTCATTCATTAATGCTTTTAATCCATTAATCTTTACATCAACTTTCATTATGTCCTCCCATATTCTGATTTCGGTAATGTGATCTTTCCGGTGGCGATCAGGTGCTTCAGGTCGGCGGCGGCATCAAGAAACAATTCGGCGACCTGTTCAACCACGTGCCATCTTCCTGTTCCATAATCTTTTGCTTGAAGCCCCGGATTAATTGACAACACCGGCTCCCCGTCGTCATCGGCGACCAGGCGCATCCCGTGTTCTTTGCCAGCGATCTTCAATCCTTCCGACAACAGCACGACCGGCACGCTGTCTGTCCATTCCTTCGGGGCCGGTTTTACTTCCTGTTTTTGTAAATCATATTTGTTTAAATCCATGATCCCTCCATGTGGTCAAGGTGGTCATAAATGGTCAAGGCAGTGGTCAAGGCATAAACCATTGTTTTTATTGGTGTGGTCAAGGTGGTCAATGCATTTTTAATAAGTTTAAAAATATTTATCAGAATCAACGAAGTTGATGACACGCGCGCGTGCGCGCGCGCACATGTGCGATATGTTGAATTTTGCCTTGACCACCTTGACCACCTTGACCACACCAATGATATCAAGGCTCGGATGGTCAAGGTGCAATATTTTGCCTTGACCATCGCCTTGACCACGGCCGGTTTAATTAGTCTGGATAGGGAACCCTCAACAGGGGTAACGGGGCGCGGACAGCGTCCGACGGCATATAAGAAGCTGAATGTTTTCCTTGTATTGATCATTTAATCTCCGGCGTTTTGATTTTAATTCCCTGAATATACGGCAGCCGTTCCGGGTTGTTTCTGCGCGGGCGGTAGCTTTTAAGGTTGCGGAAAACGTTCACCAGCTCCCGGAAGAAGTTCGCCGCGTTCAAGGACGTGTAGCCGTTGCGCTTGCAATAGTTTGAATAATCGCCGTAAAGCTCCTGCTTGGCGACCTCCGCGCCGTCGCCCATCTCGCATTCCTCTTCCACGTAGCAGAGGACCGGGTTGTTCAGGCGGCGGTAATCCTGCATGGTGTCTCGTGTTTCATCGCTGAAGGTGAAATGGCCCTGCTTTACCAGGCGGGCCAGGCCGCACAGCGCCCAGTAGAAGATTTCGGACAGCTCGGCTTTGAGCTTGTCGTACAAATCAGGATCCCGCTCCGGGTCGTCCTCCAGGTATTGCCGCTTCATTCGGATGATCAGCAGCTTTCGGAAGTATCCGTCCGTGTTGTCGCGGACCCTCGGCAGCATGTTCCCGGCGAAGACCAGCTTGCAATATGGGTCGAACTCAAACGTGTCAACGTGCTTATAGGCCGCCTGAAGCGTGTCGCCGGAAACAATCTTCTTGAAATATTGGCTTTCCATGGACTCCGCGCCGATCTCGGCGGACAGATTGACCAGGCGGTTATACATGGCCGACCGTTGGAATTGGTCCTCAATGGCGCCAAAGCTGACCGCCGAACAGTTCTCCGGACCGACCAGCTCGCGCAGTATCTTCATGTAAGTAGATTTTCCGTCCGCGCCAGGCCCCAGAAGGTAAAGGGCCTTTTCATATTTAGCGTGGCGGACCAGGCAGTAACCCGTAAATTCCTGAAGCTGTGCGATGACCTCCGGCGTCTGAATGTTTGTCTCCAGGTATTTCAGGAAGGTCTCGCAGCGCTTATCCGATTGCGGGTCAAAGTCAATCGGAAGCATTTGCGTGAAATAAAACGCCGGGTCATGCGGAATGATCTCAAATGTGTTTATATTCAGCATCCCGGAGCGCAGGTTGATCCAGTCCATCCGGTCGTTGATCTTCCGGGCCGGCGGCAGCGTGGACAGCATCTTCGCCTGGAAGATCGCATCCTCCACGCGGCTTTTCTGCGCCTCGTTGCGCATCAATGTCACCGCCTTTTTCTTCAGGTGCGATTCATCGTATTCTTCCCAGTATTGGCTGTTCCAGCGATATACCAGGCCCGTCGCCGGGTCCGTCATGATCGGGTCTTCCTGTAGAATCCGCTCGGCCAGCAAGCGCGGCTTGAAGGAAAAACGGTTGTTGACGCCGTGATCGTAAAACTGGAGCACGTCATTCGTGTCCTCCACCGCCGCGCCGTCGGCCGCCTGCTGCGCTGGTTGCTCGCTTTGGGTTTGCTGCCTAGCAAGGGGCAACGGGGCGGCCGCATCGATCAAACCCCGCAATGCGTCCGGCGTTTGCTTGTGCCGGACGAAAAAGTCCGTCAGATCCTGGCCGTGGTCCTTCGGGACCGCCCCGGATTCATCCACGCCCATGAAGGCGGGCCAGTGCAGCAGCCGGACGGACTTCGCCGTACCGTCAAGCGCCTGGGCGGCAAACCGGGCGTATTTCTGGCCGGCCTCATCGGCGTCATAGGCGATGACGACGTCCCGGCCCTTGAACGGCGCCAGGTGTTCCTTCGGCCAGTTTTTGAGTTTTGAGGTTTGCGTGATGGCGTTGAATCCGTGCGACAGCGCGCAGGCCGTGTCCGATTCACCCTCACACAAAAGCACAAGATCGGTATATCTGCATTTATCATCAACTAACCGTTCGCCAGAATCGTATAGTCTAATTTTGGCCGGATCCGGTGTGTATAACGGTTTAAAAGGGAAAAGCGCCGAGTCGCCCACCGTCGGGCCAAATGATATGATCTTAAATTGCTTCGCGCCCGGCTGATACAAACGGATATTGATCAGTTCTCCGGCCTGGTTGCGGATCGGGATGGCGATCTTGACCGGATTTTTGACCTGGTAGAGCTGGCCGTCCTTTTTGGACACGCGCCACGTTTCCAGGCGCAGGTCCAGCATTTCCATCATTGCCGGCGACCATCCACGCTTTCGCTCCAGCTCGGCGACCATCGCGGGTGGCAGGGGCGGGAACAGGTCCCAGGCTTTGCTCATCAGGCCCAGGACCTGCTCATGGGTGAGTTCTACGGCGGGTCCGGTTGATGGTTTATTTTGCTCATGCGTCTTCCCGGCGCCTGTATCAATGCCGTATTCGTCGCAAAACGCCTTGAAGCCTTCCTTCTGGCCGAGGCCCTTGACCTCGCACCATAGCTTCAACAGGTCGCCGGAGGCGCCACACGAAAAGCAGTTATAAGAATCCTTGATGTAATTATAAGAAAAAGACGGATTGCTTTCGCCGTGGATCGGGCAGAGTCCGTGGATCTCGCCCTTGCTTTTTTCTTCCGACGTTGCCTTGAAAAGCGTCCGCGCTATCGCGGCGCATTGGACATCCGGCAGGTGTTTTTTTGCAAATCCCATTTTTTACCCATAGGATCACAAGGGCTGCCCGGTAAAGTCTTATTGTAGGGCATCCTCGCGAGGCGTTGTTTTATAATGATTCCAATATGTTAATGGCTTTATTCAGTTTTGCCGCTTCCGCCAAATATCCGTCGCGTTCGGCGCGCGCCTGGGCGATGATGGACGGAATGCCTGCCCTGCCGACGTTCGCGATCTGCTTGATCGTGTGGTCGAGCACGGGCTTTTTCGGTTTGCCGGCCTTGACCTTCTTTGCGGGGCGCGTAGGGGTGGCGCCGGTATTGGCGCACCTTGCCTTGGCCTTCTTCAGCGCGTCGGCGTAGGTGATATCATTCGGATCAATCCCCTTGACGGCGTTGTGGCACGTACCGCACAGGCCCACCGCGTCGGCGATGTATCGTTCGCGCCCACAATTAACGCAGACGCCATTCTTTCCGCTCGGATACTTTTTAGCTGTCATGTCTTCCCTCTCTTCATAATATGGTTTGGTCACTATGATCGGCCGCGCGCCTTCTATCGGCCAGCGTTTCCCGCACATCCGGCAGGCGTAATCGCCCGCGATTTCGTATGTGTTGCAGCTTCCGCATTTTGGGCAGGCGTTGGTCATGGCGTCGGCTGCTCCCAGATGATCTGTTTGATGACGTTCAGGATCCCCTGCTTTGCTTCCCGCCGGCAGTAGCCCGTGATCGTTTCCGGCTCCGCATCCCCGGCGGCGACTACAAGCTGGATCACGCCGACGGTGATGCTGCGCTCGTCTGTTTTGGCGACCGCAAGGCCGCCGTCTTTGACATCGATCACGTTCATGATTTTTATTCCTCTCTCACCCGAAAATAAAATTTTGTGCCGTGCGCAGGGCGTCCTGGATTTCCGGGCGGTATTCCATCCACACGGCCAGGCCGGCCAGGATCAGCGTGAACATAACCGGGACCGCGTACACTGGGTTGACCATCATGGTTTTCATGATTTCGCCTCCTCGCGCCCGATTTCGTCGGGCTGCTGTTGTATCTTGTTGACGCTCAATAGAGCGCAAAGACAATATCCGACCAGGAATCCGGCCAGGAAAATCGCCCAAACCGTACACACAAGAGTCAATATATCCATTAGTCCGCCTCCGCTTTTGCGATCGCCAGCCGGTAGCCGAAAACCCCTGGGCCGTATCGGCGGGTGGCGACGTCCAGGCCGTAAGGCCGGACGGCCCGGCGGACCTTGCCGATCACGTTTCCGTAAGCCAGGATGTGCAAGTCGCGCACGATCTGATAATTCGTGACCTCGCCGCACGTCGCCAGCGTGTCGTACAGCCTGCGCGGCGCCGTGCCCCATCTGAATAATGCTTCCGGTTTTGGTGTCATGTCGGTCTCCTGGGTCCCCGTATTTGCGGGAATGACATCTTTGTTATTTTTAACGCCGGCCGGCGACCGGCTATCATACAATCGGAGCGTATTTTTAATTCCCCTTCAAATTTATGGTTAACGTTCCCCGCCGCCGGTGCGGGCCTGCCGCTGGTGACTTGACCGGGCGGAGCGCGGGCTTCCGGGAGAAGGATTCCGGATCATCCGCGCCTTGCCGCGCCAATGGACCGCCCGGTTTCTTATCTAAGTTTCCATCAACATGTGCCATGCGCTTGCAACCACTCTTGGAACTTGTCCATTACCAATGGCTTTAAGTCTGTCCACCCGATGGGCCACCCCATGAGCCACTCGACCCACGTCGGATTCAGTTGCCCACCAGTCACGTCTAATGAATTGCAAAGCCCGTCCATTGGTGCATGTGTTCCCCTTTGTGTCTTGCCCTTCCAGTCCCGCTGTTTCGGTGTTGGAAAGTTCCTCGCTACTGCCGTTGCCAGATCGTCCCCGCCTGAGCCTTCCCGGTTCATTCTGGCAAAGTCCGGTCCGCTCGGTGATCCCTTCGGTGTCGGCCACATCACCTGGGCGGACAAGGGCAATCCGCCCTTGCTGTCCCGCGCATTCGGGCCGCCGTGATCCGCTTCCGACGCCGCCGGCGTTCGCCACAATCCACACTCGTTTTCGTCTGTGGGGCGCTCCAACGTCGTCAGCCCCAAGCTGTAAGGGGTGTCGAACTTCATACCCACATCGGCGCAAGTCTCTGACAACCACGGGCAGGTATTCACGGACTCCCGGCACATTTTCAAGCAGTACGAATCGGGGTTTGACAATCCCAATAACGTCGGCTGTTGCTGGCCACATATTTCTTTCGTCGTCGGCTTGTTTTCTTTTTCCGGCAACGCTGAATGGCTGGCATGGGAATCCTGCGGTAAGCACATCAACCAATCCCGTATAACTTGCGGCGTAACCTTCTGAGATGAACTTTCGGATGTCTCCGAAGATAGGGGCGGCATCCAGAATACCGTCGGCAATTCGCTGTCTGATAACTTTTTGGCAGTACGGTTCTTTTTCGACATATCCGATGGCTTTCCATCCAAGTAATTTGGTACCAAGCAGTCCGCCTCCGGCTCCGGTAAATAAGCTGAGTTCATGCAATTTCAATCCTCATGCTACATAAACGAACATTTGCGATCCTTGTTTTCTCCGCAGTAGTAGTATGGTGTCTCGCCCGGTTCGTAGATGATCACATGCCCGGGGCCGTGCTTGCGGGCCAGGCGCTTTTGTTCTGCAACCCAATCCGGGTCGGCCTCATAGACAATATTGTCGTTGTTGACCGGGATCGGCTGATTCCAGATCGTCAGCGCCGCCATTAAAACCATCAAGACAACGATCATCGCGCACACGGCGGCGATCCCTTTCATGACCGGCACGCTCACCGGGTCATTGTCTGCAAATTGCCGATAAATATTTTTCATGGATTTTCCCCCTTGCCGCACATCAAAATGGAATACCCGGCGATGTCGCGCGTCGGGTCCTCGCCGAATGCGTCCGGCGCCGTCGCCAGGCGAAACAGTTTGTCGATGACGCGGGCCGTGTAGAGCACGCGATGATACTGGTCCGGCTGGATGCCTTGCGGGTAAAGTATTTCCAGGATGCGGCCCGCCTGGTGGAACGAATCGCCATAAGCCTCGTTCTTCATTTCCACCAGCTCGCCGATGGTTTTGGCCAGTTCAACGTAGGTCATGCGGCGGGCCTCCCGCTCTTGGCGTTCAGCGCCTGAAGGTTTTGCACGATGGCGTCCAGTTTGTTGATGATGTCGTTGATCCGGAACACCCACCGCGAGATGGCGACCGCGACGCAGATGATCAATATCCAAAGGAAAACAAAACCGATGGCTCCCATAAAAACTCCTTTCTAGGCCGGCAGCTTCCCTCCGCGCTGAAGATAATCGTTCAGGGCCGAAACATCGCCTCTGGCGGCCAGGGCATCAATGGCCTCGTCCAGCTCTTCGCGCTTTGGCTCCAGGCGGAAATGCCTGGTGATGTGCGCGATCTGCGCCTCCAGCGTTGCGATCTTCTTTTCCAGGTAGTTTATTTTCTGTTCAGCGGTCATAACAAAGTCCACAATGAACACGTT